GATAAGTCACTAGAGCCCCAATCTGTTTTGGTCTAATACGCCGAATGACGCACTATCGAGTATAAATGACGGCCCAAAGGAAGGCGAGAGATAGCACTGCACTGAGGCGTAATCGTCATAGAAGGAAGTGTTCACGCCAATAATGTTGCCGATACCGCTGGTGCCTCTAAATGCCACTGTGACTGGCTGGCCGATTACAGCGTTAGCAAGTGCGCCTTCTGGAATCTGTGCCAAAGCCGTACAGGTAGGCGCGGCCTTTGTGTCAGTGGTGATGCTGTAGGGCGCTGGGGCAAGTTGACCGGAAAGCAAGTTATAAAGATAAGCGCTGAGGTTATTAGCGTCAGCTTCTGAAAAACTAAAAGTTTTATACAGCAAAGCATTAAAGGGCGCTGTGCCCTGCGTTATCTGATTAGCAAGGCCCGCTGGCTCTACCTCAACATAGTTAAAAGTATTCTGCACTGATGACAGGTATTCAAGCGCTGTGTATTTGTAGGGGCTTCCAGTGTCAGTAAAAGCAATCGTGTTATAAACCTGCCCAATGGGGTAATAAGTATATCCGAGCTTGTTTGCAGACCTAGCGGTCTTGTAATCATCTAGGACTAATTGCGCTGTGTTTAGTAATTGGTTTATGGCCTCGAGTAGTGGGCCTGTATAACTTTGAGATGAGGCCTCAATAGTGTTGGTGGCCATTGTGCCCACCTGCAAATTTTGCTGGTTTAAAAGTGGCTCAATAATGCCACCTACTCGCCGTGACAACCACCCAATATTGTCCAGCTGTGCTGTGCCCGCTACGCCAGTGGCACCAGCTGCGCTAATCGTCAAACGGTCACCAGGCGTAGCCCCGCTTACATTGTTGTAAGGAAAGTCATAGGAACGCTGGACATCAGTAATTTGCCCCTGGAAGTAACACACTGACGCGTCAGTATTTGTGGCCCTTACATCGATGAATTGCCCGACATTGAAAGTGGTATTTACTGTGGGGATTATCTGAATTGTTGCTGAGGTCTGCGAAATAGGGTCTTGGAATCTTTGGCGCCCTCTGCTGATATTGACCGATTGAACCCCTGACATAGTTAACCAACTGGCAGTGCCAGCGTTGTAATAGTTAACGGTAGGGGGCGTGTAGGTCATTAGTTAGAGACTCGAATAGGTACAGAGCCGTTTAGCTGCATGTAGCGCCTAAGCGCGTTAACTACCTGCTGAGGGTCTCCGCCGTTGACATGAATTGTGACATTATTTCCACCCATTGAGTCCATTTTTGACAATGGGATAACGGCCTCCGGGCCTGCCTCGCCAATCATGGCAAGAGTAGGGCTGTTGACGATGCCGCCCTCAGCAAGCATAGGAATATTAGGAACATCAAAGCCTTTACCGCCTAGCCCAGGCACCCAGCCAGGCACCTTAAAAGACAGTTTGCCCACAGTGTTATTCCACAGGCTGGCAATGCCATTAAAAATGGTTTTATAAAAGCCGAGCAGTGTAGAGAAGTAACCCTTAATTAGGTCAATAGAGCCAGAGACTGCACTTGTAATGAATTTAAAAACAGAGTCGACTACAGCTCTGAAGCCGTCAAATTTCTTATAGGCAATGACGAGCGCGGCAATGAGCAGACCGATTCCAACAACAATTAGCACGATTGGATTCATGGCCATTACAGCGTTAAAGGCGGCCTGCACAGCCGTGAACGCTGTAGTAGCTGCAGCCCAGGCAGTCATAGCGCCGTTAACTAAAACTATTGCAGCTGCAATGCCACCAATGACACCGGCAACAATAAGAAAAGCGCCAGTGTTCTTAGAGGCCCAGTCACCCATTTTGGTTAGGAAAGGCAGCACCTTTTCAATAATTGGCAGGAGCGCTGCGCCGATACTTTCTTTAGTTTCGTCAAGTGAAACTTTTAGGCGCTGAAATTGTCCTTCTGCCGTGTTTGCTTTGGTAGATGCAGCCCCGCCGAAAGTATCGGCCAGCACACTCATTGCGCCTTCAGCGTCTAGGCCGCCTTTAATCAGGTCTTTTAGTTTCGGGTCTAATTTGGCAAGCGCTTTAGTGTTGCCGCCATACGCTTTGGCCAGTGCGTCAGTGACTGCAGACAGTGGCTTACCTGTTGCCGCTGCAATGTCCATAGCGAGAGCGGCGCCTTGCTGGGCCTTCTCGAGTGAGCCTGTCTGGGTGGCAAGTTTTGCAATCGCTGGCCTTAAATCACTGTCGGTAACACCGAGCAATTTGCCTTGCGTACTTATCCAGTCCTCATTTGCCTTAATCTGGGCATCAGTAGCGGCAGTGTTATTTTTCAGCGCTTTGCTGAGAAGCTCCTGTGCAGCCGCATCCTCAATAGCACCCTTGCCCGCGTCAAATAATGCAGCGCCCAAAGCGCCCACAGCTGCAGCGGCAGGCAGAAAGGCTTTCTTCATGACAAAGCCAGCCTTAGCGGTAGCGCCCTCTAAGGATGCAAACTCTTTCTTAGCTTTCTCAATACCTTTGGAATTGAACTCAGAGATGATGGGAATAAATACGGCCATTACTGCACCAGGTTCCTATTAACGCTTTTCAGCACTTCTTCAATGGCCTTAAGTATGTCTTGTGTTGCCTGGCCATAAATGTATTTGGCTTCACGCCACATACCGCGCTGAGCCCTGCCGTAGTAGGCATTCAGATTGCGCACAAAAACAGAGCTTGAATCCCGCAGGCCTGCAATGTCAAAGATTGCCCCGCCAGCGTTTTTCTGTGTCAGCGTCACAAGTGGAATGGTGCCCTTTACTGAGCGCCCGCCTACCTGGATAGTTACGCCCTTGCGCACTTTCGTAGGGTCATAGGAAAGCCTGCCAGCGCTCTTACGGCCAGGAGCCATACCAGAAAGCGGAGCCTTATCCGGGTAAGTAGCTGCGACTCGATTAACCATCTCATTACCTGAGGCTTTAATTTTGTTTACAGCTTGAAACTTCGTTTTAGAATCAAGTTTGTTTAGCTCAGCCAGCGCCGCCTTTAGGCCGTAAATTTCTGTGCTGGCGCTTACGCTCATCTTGTTTTCTTCCTTGACTCATTAATGATACTAATGCAGGTATTCAAGTCGGGAATGTCAAAGGGAATGTCAGGCGGCCAATACCCGCACTCAACTAGCAGAGATGCTAGGGAATGTCGGTAAGTGCCGCCTCGGTAGGGTTTGCATCCTCCTGGTCAATCACCTCAAGTGACACCAGCTGCTTAATGAAGTCATCCAACATAAGTGGGATGCCATGAATACCAGCAAGCTTGGCGGCCTCGTGAGCCATAAAGGCTAAGTCCTCCATGCCGATACCATCGGCAAGCTGTGAGGCTTTGCGCTTGTACTTGCGTTCCCAGTTGACAATTACCATAAGGTTTGTCTTGACAACTGCTGGGCCGTTGCCCAGGTCTATCTGCATTGTTAGCTGCATTGTCGGCTGCTTTCTTTTTGGGGTTTAAGGCGCTGTGATGTCGCGCGTGAAGGTTCCGCCCTGGAAGGTAACTTCAATCATTGATAGTTCACCGTAGGTGCCATTGATGGGCTGAAAGGATGCCAGAAATGCGTTTACGATTGTGTACTCAGGGTTAGAAGCGGATTCGGCAGCGCCTGCAGGTGAGATGGTGATTTCTGTAGTGCCATCGCCGAGCAAGTCAAAAAGCGTGGCTTCCACAGAAGATGCGCCGTAAGAGGCGTAGCAGGTTAAGACCACTTCACAGGATTGAAGCCCCTTAACGAACACATGGCCAGAATCTCCAAAGCTCGTGCTTTCCAATGCGTCAAAGCCCACTGTAATTGCCGCCGCTGAGGTAACTGCAGTGACATCGACCTTGGCACCGCCAGTGGTTGGCGCCAGGTTTACTGTTGGATTCGTAAGGTATGTAGTTGAGCTGGTAGCCATGTTTTAACTCCTAGTTTGTAGGTGAGTCGGGGCACCTGTGCTGTGTAGATTATTGCAGATTTTGACGGTCTTTGTGTGCATCACAGATTTTGTGATTGCATTCTGATACTGAGGTCATAGGCGGGGAATTCTTGCCCGCCGATTGAGGCCAGAGCTGGCGTGCCGCTATTTACGCCTACATTCTTGCCGAGCAATGATGCTGATATAGCAAGCAGTGGGCGCAGCGTGTCCAGGTTGCCTGGGCCTATGCCGATAATGCGCACTGGGAAAGTCATAGTGACTATGTGGTCATTGAGCGCTTCAAAGGATGGCGCGTCAATGAAACAACAGTTGCTATTTAGGTTTCTGGGGTCTGTTACAACTCTGAGCCCTGTGATGGTTGCCAGTGTAGTTGCCAGGTCATCTATGGCTTCGTTAAAAAGGTCTGTGTAAGCCATTAGGCCACCGCTGGGCGGTCAATGCCTAAAAGCTGCTTAACCATCGGCGTAAAGGCGTTAGTGGTGATGGCTTGACCCATTGAGTCAAAGCTTGCGAACTGGTCAATACTGCCGCGCTGTCTGTAATACGCCCCGGCAAGCATGATGGTACCGAGTGTGCAATCTCCTGAGGGAGAAGTAGCGAGCGCGTCAAAGTAGCCCGCTTCCTGCCTGCGCCGATAAGCCACCTGATTACCAGCAGAAACACACTGAGCTAAGAATGTGCTCTCATCGGCCGTAAGGCTTGTAAGGCCGAGCCAGAGCTGTACTTGCGCACTGGTTACCCATGTGCAGGTTTGCGTATAGACCAAAGTCCCTGGCGGGATTGCAGCGCTTCTGTTAAGGGCTGTGTCAGCGTCATAAAACATGACCTGATTAGGTAAAGGCTGATTGGCGTCTAGCTCAATATTGCCTTCTGTGTCTGTACCTATGTAAAGGTACTGGGGCAGGGCGTAAACAGTGTGCGTGCCGTTTAGCCCATGCCCTAACCCGCTAAGGGTGATGGATTCACCGATAGCAATATCAGTGTTCTCAAGTGTCTGAACTACTGCGTAGTTGTCCAGGCGCTGGTGAAAGATAACGCTGTAGGTAGCCATAGCGGTTACCCGCCTTTCTGACTAGGCCTGAGTAATTTTGCGAATCATTCCAGGGATTGCAGCAAAAGTACTTGCATAGAGGTGGAAACTCATATTGCGACCGAGAACAGAAGGCTGCTCCACGCTCATGAGGCCTCGGATGGATTCGTAGTACTCGTAAGCATCGCCCTGGCCTTGGCCTACGCGGGTGATAATCATCGTCTTCGCAGCAAAGTTGCTGTCAACGACAAGTTGCAAGCCAAGTGGCGTACCGTTCCAAGAGGTCGCATTTCCGCCGCCAAGTGCATTCTGGCCTGTAAGTCCAGCGCCGATGAATGGGAACACTGGGCGCCCGGTGGTGTCTGCGAGCTGTCCAAGCTGGCCCCACACATCAGGAGACACGAACATATGAGTAGGTGTCCAGTTACGGCCATTTGAGATGTCTACTGCTGAGTCATAAACGCTCTTGAGAAGGTCAGCTACTGTGCCATCCCAGACGCCCGATGCTGATGCTGCGGTAAGGAGATTGTCTGCAGCGAGGTTGTCGCTGGCAATCATTGCTTCTCCCATGAGGTCGTTGAGGATGAGCTGCATTGCTGCGGGGCTCGTGAAGTCAACATCTTGTTGGGAGAGGGTCACCTGCCCACTGATGGTACTTTTTGCCACCGAATTCGCTGCAATAACCATTGTGCGAGCAGTAACTGCTGAAAGCTCTGTTGACTGTACGCCTGCATCTGTGTGAGTGGTGATGGTTGGGCGAATGAATGTCTTTTGCTGGCCTGAGTCAGGATAAGCGCGAGCGCCTACTGCTTCGACTACTGGGCGCAGGAAGTTCAGGTCTTGAACCAATGGCCCGAGCACTGGAACTGGGAGCAAGCCTGGGGTGTCAGTGGTGAGGACATCACCAGCTGCAGCCTGGAAGCTTGTGCGCTGTGAAGCTGTGTAATCGGCTACTGCCTTGTTCATGTTTGCGAAAGTGTCGCCACCAACATGATAAGCGGCCATGAATTCGCCAGCTGAAGGCAAAACAAAGTCGCGCTTTGCAGCTGCAAAAATTGGCGTAGTTGGAATGGCTGCTGCTTCCACTACTTCTGGTGCTGGTGTCTTTTCCATGTCCTCTGTCTCCTCAACTTCGGTTGTATCTGGATTATTGTCTAGATTGTCGGGGTTTTGGTGGATGCTTGCCATAACTTTTTCAATGGTAGCACCCGAAAACGCTGGCTGAGGCACAAGGCTGAGCTCCTGCCATTCAGCCTGAGTGATGACCATCACGCCGTTTTCGTCATAGGTAAATTCTGTGGCGCTGATTCCTACAGACACTGAATCGAGTACGCCATCTGTAGCAAGCGTTAAAGCTTCATCACCAGCAACAGTGCTGGAAATACGAGCCTCAAAAAGCATGCCTTCTGGCGTGTCTTGGCGAGCAGTCACAAGGCCTACTGGCTGGGTACTGTCGTGGTACATGTACAGCTTTGGATTCTTGCCATCTTCAGGCAGTGAGCCTGGGGCAAGCATAATTTCTGTGCCATCACTGACGCGGGCAACGACATTATAAGGTGCTGCAATACCGGTGAGGGTGCGCCTTGGCGTACCGTCTGGCGCTGCTGCATCGATTGAAATAGAGCTGGCATTAAAGCGAATCATGCTAATTCCTCCTGGGTATTTTCTTCTGGCATGTCGGGATAGTCCATCTTGTCGGCAATTTCATTTTCTACTAAAAATTTTTCTGTATCAAACTCGACAAAGGTTCCTCTTGGCAAAACATTATTTTGGCTGAGCGTAGATGCCAAGCATGAGGCGTAGGCCTGTACTCCAAAAATGTAAAGGTCATTGCGGGCCT